TTGGAGCTACATCTTTTAACGATGCCAATATAACAAATGTTGGAGACATTGCACTAGACAGTTTATCAGCAGATGGCTCTAGCATTTCAATAGCTAGTCCAGTTGTTATAAATGGCTCAACACCAACTTTAACTATAGGTGACGCAGGTGCAGAAGATACAAAATTAGTTTTTGATGGTAATGCTCAGGATTTTTATATTGGTTTAGATGATTCGGCAGATGACTTATTAATAGGTAATGGTAGCACTGTAGGTTCTAATGTAGCTATTGGTATCAATGAAAGCCAAGTAGTGCAGTTCAATGGAGCTTATACATTCCCAACATCAGATGGTAGTGCTAATCAAGTCTTACAAACAAATGGTAGTGGTGCTTTATCTTTTGCCGCTGTTTCTGGCACAACTATTAACAACAACGCAGACAACAGACTGATAACAGGAAGTGGTACAGCTAACACATTAGAAGGTGAGGCTAATGCTACATGGAATGGTAATACTCTTGCATTAACAGCAGGAGCAGGAAATACAGGTATATCTTTAACTGATGGTTCAACTAACTATGGTTTTATCGGTGGTGGTAATGCTCTAAAGTCTGGTGGTAGTGCTAATGACTTTTCATTTAGAACTGATACTGGTTCTATAGACTTTTACACTAATGGTCAAAATTTAAGATTTGCTCTTGAATCAGATGGGCAAATTTTTATGACAGATAATGTCACTATGGGAACTGCTACTCAACAAGACAATGCTGTAATATCTGCTCAAAAAAGTGGTAGTAATTCTGACCCTGTATTAGATTTAGACCATGATACTGGTGATGCTTCATTTTACAGATTTATAAAATTTAGAAAGAAAAATGAATCATCTGCTATAGGCAGACTTGATGCAGATGTGACAGGCAGTTCTATGACACTTGCTTTTGACTCTGATGGTAGATACAAAGATATTTTAGGTGATGCAGATGGTTTAAATCTTATATCAAAACTAGAGCCAATTAAATTTAAGTGGAAAGATGGCACAGGAGAAGGCTCACAAGGTTTTATTGCACAAGATTTTAAAAAGGCATTTGATGATGTTGATTCTTACGCAAGAGGTGTATACGAACCAAAAGATGAAAGTAAAGAAAAATGGCAACTTGACTATGGTACTCTTGTGCCTAACTTAGTAAAAGCTATACAAGAACAACAAGAGCAAATAGAAGTATTGCAAAATGAAATACAACAAATTAAAGGAGAATCATAATGGCTGTAAATTTTGAATGGGATGTATCAAACTGTGAAGTTTATCCTAACAAAGATGGATTGTCAGATGTAGTACATAAAGTGCATTATAAACTAACAGGCATTGATGACTCACATCAAGACCCTGATGGTAAAAATTATTCTGCAACATCAATAGGCAGAGTTTATTTAAATACATCCGATCTATCAAATTTTATACCTTGGGCAGAACTAACACCTGCGATAGTGCAAGGTTGGGTAGAAGACAATATGGGTTCAGAAAATGTATCACAAATAAAAAACGATATAGAATCTAATATTAATGAAAAAATTAATCCTAGTTCGGTAGAAAAACAATTAGGAACATAAGGATAATAAAATGGATGAAAAAACTTTTTTATTAAATATGCTACAACTTCTTGATTTGTCTTGCAAAAGAGGAGCTTGGAGTGGTTCTGAGATAAAAGCATTAAGTGGAATTAGAGAAGAAATAATGCTTAGATTAAAACCTTTAATGCCAGAAGAAGAAGAAGAAGGTAAGGAAGAAAAAAATGTGGAATAAATTTTTAGAAATGTTAGGTTTTGTTTGGGTTCGTCAAAGAGACGAACAAGGCAAATACATACCAGATAACAAAAAAACCAAGCATAAAAATGAAGCTTGGAAAAGAGTTTGGAAGTGGAAAAAATAATGTCTGTACCAGGTAATGCACAAAAGAAAAAACTTAGAGAGATTATTGGCCAATTAAAAAAAGCCTCTAAGACTCATTTACAACAAGCAAACAAATTAGAAAAACTATTAAAAAGGAGTAAGAAGTGATGTTTTTATTAAATTGGATTAGCGATCTTTTAATTTCGTTAAGTATTATTATTAGTTTGGCTTCTGTCTTAGCCACACTTACACCAAGTGAAAGAGACGATAAATGGATTAGTAAACTATATAGCTATCTTGATCTAATAGCTCTTAATTTTAAAATTAAAAAATAATGGCTAGAAAGACGGCTGCAGACGTACACCTAGAACTCGCTGTTCATGAAAAAGAATGTAGCGAGAGGTGGAAGACAGCCTTCAAAAACTTTGACGAAATAGATAAAGACGTTAAAGAAATAAATCAAAAGCTAGATACTGGAACCAAAACAATCATTGGTCTTTTAGTTGTATTAATTTCGAGCATGGTGACTTTGATTGTTCGTGGATTTATCTTTGTATAAATTGTAAACATAGCAGAATAACTCTATGCCAAAAAATTTAAAAGTAGGTTTGGCTGGAGAGTATCTAGCTGCATCACACTTGGCTAGAATATTTGATGATATTTTTCCTGCATCATCATCATCTCGTTTTGATTTTCTATGTCATAGAAAAAATATAAATTTTAAAATTCAAGTTAAAACCAGCAACTCAACCTTTAAAAAAAATAATAGTGATTGGGTTAGGTGGGACATTAAGAAAAAAATATCTAACAAAAAAGAATACAGAGTCTATGATGGCTCTGAAGTTGATATTTTTGCTTTTGTTTTTTTAAAAAGAGATAAAGTTATTTTTGAACCTAATTATAATTTAGGAAAAACCTATCAAAAAAAAGTAGAATATATAAAGAGTATTGATACTCAAGAAAGTTTAAAAAAATCTGTTAACTTAATAGTAGAAATTAAAAATAAAATTATTAAATCAACAGATGATAAAGATAATTTTACAAAGGAGAAATGGCTTATAAAATGAAATATGATGATGTTAATAAACCTGAACATTATAATCAGGGCGAAATAGAGTGTTATGATGCTTTAAAATCTATGCTCTCTAAAGAAGAATTGATAGGATATTTAAGAGGCAATAGTTTTAAATATAGATGGCGCTTTAGACAAAAGAATGGTAAGCAAGATCTTGAGAAAGCTGAATGGTATGAAAAAAAATTAAAAGATGAATTATGAGTTTAGTTAAATACATTTTTAATCCTGGAATTAATAAAGAAAATACACAATTACTAGATGAGAATGGATGGTTCGATGGAAATTTGGTAAGATTTAGAAAAGGACTACCAGAGAAGATTGGCGGTTGGGAAAAAACAAATACTAATTCTTTTCTAGGTAAGTGTAGGTCTTTATTCCCTTGGATTGCTTTAGACGGAACTGCTTACTTAGGACTTGGAACGACTTCAAAACTATATATTTTAGAAGGAACCACATTTAATGATGTGACGCCAATTAGATCTACGACATCGGCAGGCGATGTTACCTTTAGTGCCTCCAACGGCTCATCAGAAATAACTGTTACAGATACTGCTCACGGAGCAGTTAAAGGTGATTTTGTAACTTTTAGTGGAGCATCTTCTTTGGGCGGTAATGTCATTGCCTCAGTTCTAAACCAAGAATATGAAATAGATAGTATAGTAAATGCAAACTCTTATAAAATTACAGCTAAAGATACATCAGGTAGCACTGTCACTGCAAACGCATCCGATAGTGGGAATGGTGGCTCAAGTGTCGTTGGCGCTTATCAGATTAATGTAGGTTTAGATTTTTTTGTAGATAGTACTGGATGGAGTGCTAATCCTTGGGGTGACGGAACTTGGGGACAATCAGCAACACTATCAGACACAAACCAATTAAGGTTATGGTCTCAAGATAATTTTGGCGAAGACTTAGTGGCTAATGTTAGAAATGGTGGCATATATCTTTGGGATGAAACCAATGGAGTTTCTACAAGAGCAGTTAACATCACGTCTTTGTCTGGTGCAAACTTAGCGCCAACTAGAGGTTTGCAAGTTATAACTTCTGAGATTGATAGACACGTTATAGTTTTAGGAGCAGACGCCATTAATGACGCTGGTACTGCTAGAACAGGTTCTGTTGATCCTATGCTTATAGCTTTTTCGGATCAAGAGAATATAGCTGAGTGGGAGCCAAAGATAACTAATACAGCAGGTTCACTAAGACTATCAGCAGGTTCAACTATAGTCGGTGGCATAAAATCAAGGCAAGAAATACTTATATGGACAGACACCTCTTTATATTCAATGCAATTTATAGGCGCACCTTTTACTTTTGGGATTAATTTAATAAATCAAAATGTTGGATTGATAGGTCCCAAAGCTGCTATTACAGCGCCAGATGGTGTTTATTGGATGGCTCGTGATGGATTTTACACATACAACGGAGCAGTAAGAAGATTAGCATGTTCTGTTTTAAGTTATGTTTTAGATGATTTTAATAAGTCTCAAGGCTTTAAAACATTTGCCTTTACTAATAGAGAGTTTAATGAGGTTGGTTGGTTTTACTGTTCAAAATCAAGTCAAGAGATAGACAGATATGTTGTATATAATTACTTAGAAAAAAATTGGACGATAGGTCAATTAGAGAGACACGCATGGGTGGATGATGGTGTGTTCAAAAAACCAAGAGCTACAGGAACAACAAGTAGCACTAATTTTTTATTTACTCATGAAACAGGTGAAGATGATGATGGTAGTCCGATGGATAATGTCTTTCTAGAATCAGGTGATTTAGACCTTCAGGATGGAGAACGATTTAGTTTTCTAAGAAGAATTATACCAGATGTTAGATTTTTAGGAGACTCTGCTAATGGTGGCCAAATTAACTTTGTAATAAAACAAAGAAATTTCCCAGGGGATAGTTTAACGACAAGCTCAACAAGTGTTATAAATAGCACTACACAACAAGCACACATTAGATCTAGAGCAAGACAAGTTGTGTTTAGAATAGAGTCTGATGACGATGCTGATGTAGGTAATAGAACACGTTTTAAATGGAGACTAGGAGCAACTAGACTAGACCTAACACCAGATGGCAGGAGATAATGGCAAAATTATTAAATACCAGATTACCTTTAGCACAAGGTGATGATGTTAGTGCTGATACATTTAACAGGTTAGTACGTTTACTAGAAATAAATTTAAACGCTTTTGATCCTGTAGCAACTCTTTCCATGACCACAGAGGAGAGAGACTCCAGTAGTTTTAATAGAGGAACTATAATATTTAACACAACAACTGAGGTTTTACAGGTTTTTGATGGCACTGAGTTTATTGACCTAACATCCCATAGAACCTACGCTTCTGGACTTTCATCAACTTCTTCTTTGGGTTCAGTTACTGTTTCTGTATAAATTAATGTAAAATAAAATATTATGGCAGCAAGAAAACCAAAAGCTAAAAAAAAGTCTTCTAGCAAAAGTCCAAAGCCTACAAACCCAGCTTTGTATGCAAGGGTAAAGGCAGAAGCAAAACGAAAATTTAAGGTATATCCTAGCGCTTACGCAAACGCTTGGTTAGTTAGAACGTATAAAAAACGTGGTGGCGGTTATAGAGGTAAGAAACCTTAAATGAAGTGAGTCGAAAAAAAAGAGACCCTAAAGTAGGAACAGGGAAAAAACCAAAAGGTAGTGGTCGAAGACTATATACTGATGAAAACCCTAAAGATACTGTTAGAATAAAGTTTGCTACTCCATCTGATGCTAGAGCTACTGTAGCTAAAGTTAAAAGAATTAAAAAACCTTTTGCTAGAAAGATACAAATTTTAACTGTCGGTGAGCAAAGAGCTAAAGTTATGGGTAAAAAATTAGTAGCAAGTATTTTTAAAAAAGGTAAAGAGTCTATAAGAAAAACAAGGAAAAAGTAATGTCATTAACAGAGTGGTTTGGTAAAGGTAAGAAAGGTGATTGGGTAGATATAGGCGCTCCTAAAAAGGATGGCAAGTTTCAAGCCTGTGGTCGTAAGTCTGCTAAAAGTTCTAAAAGAAAATACCCTAAGTGTGTGCCAAGATCTAAAGCTAAATCTATGACACCAGCACAAATAAAAAGTGCTGTTAAAAGAAAAAGAGCTAAAGCTCAAGGTGTGGGTGGTAAACCAACTAATGTAAAAACTATTCTTAAGAAAAGAGATGGCGGTATGATTGGTAAGTTGCACAGAGGTTGTGGCGCTGTTATGTCAGATCGTAGAAAAAGAACCACATATTCATGATAGATTTAAACAGTCTAATAAGTCCTATAGAAAAAATATTAGGCAAATTCATAGCTGATAAAGACCTTAGAACCAAACTAGAATATGAACTCAAGTCCGAAATTCACAAAGCTAATCTTGCGCAGTTAGAAGTCAACAAAGCCGAAGCTGCTCATAAAAGTATATTTGTTGCTGGTTGGCGCCCTTTTATCGGTTGGGTGTGTGGTTTTGCTCTTCTTTGGCATTTTATTTTAAATCCACTTTTATATACTGTTTTGAGTTTATTCGGTTATAATGAAATAAATTTACCCGAATTTGATTTCGCACAACTATCCACCATTTTAATGGGGATGCTCGGCCTTGGCGGCCTTAGAACATTTGAAAAAACAAAAGGAGTTTCCAGAGAGAAATGAAAGATTTATCAAAAGCAAATAAAGGTTTACAAAAACTAGCAAAAGAAGCACCAGCATTAGTAGAAGAAAGGTTTGGCTATGATGTGCCAGGCTTTGCTGATGGTGCAGATCCTCAAGGCATTCAAACTCAAAGTATAGAGCAGCTAATGCAACTTCAAAAAATGATTCAAAAAAATCAAAATGCTGAAGATATGTCTAGAAAAGATATTACAGATTTTTTATTAAGAGGCGACCCTAAAAATTTTAAACCCTCTGATATGTTAGATAGAGGTGAGTCTGATGATATTCTACCCATTCTAATGAGCAATATGAATATGCAACCACAAATGATGGAACAAATGATAGAAAGAGGTGGCATAGCTGATTTAATGGAAGAGCCACAAAAAATGTTTTTAGGTGGTCTTTTAAAAAAGGCTAAAAAAGCTGTTAAAAAAGGTTTTGGTCTATTGTCTCCTAAAGTTTTTGATGACATTTTAGGGCTTGACCCAAGTGGTAAAGGTCTTATTGGTAGCATTAAAGACAATCCAAAAACTGCTGCACTTATAGGAAGTTTATTAATACCTGGCGCTGGTTCAGCTTTAAGTGGTGCTTTAGGAAGTGCTGGAACAGCTGTAGGAAATGTTGGTAGCAACATACTTGGTGGTCTTGGAAGTATTGGTAGTGCTATAGGTTCTGGTTTAGGGACTGTAGGTGAGTTTATTTTACCTGGTGCTGATAAGATTGGTCTTTTTGGAAATGTTGGTAATCTTTTAGGAGGAGGTATAGGTAATTTATTTGCACCTGGTGCTGAAGGGCAAAGAAATATTTTAGGCGACATCTTGCGTGGCGGTTTAACTGGAGGCGGTCCAGGGGCTTTACTAGGAGGCCTTGGTGGTTTTAACTCAGACTTAGGAAGATTAGGTTTAAATTTTTTAGCACAAAGAGAACAAGATAAAAGAATCATAGATCAACAAAGAAAGCTTGCTGAAATCCAAGCTATGTTTGGCGGAGGTCAAGGCGGAATGCCTGGAATGGGTAGCATGCCAGCGATGGGTGGTATGCCAGGGATGGGTGGTATGCCAGGGATGGGTCAAGGCACACAGTTTAATCCTTTCTCTATGTATGGTGCTACAACTCCTGGACAGTCTATTAACATAGACCCTCAAATGGCTAACCCACCAGCTTATATGTATTACCCAAGCGAAGTAGAAAAACTATATGCTCAATCTAGAGGTGTACCTTTTAGTCCTTTAGTAGCACCACCACAAGAAGCTTTATTTGATATTCAAGCAAGAAGAATACCTGGACAACTTTACGCTGCTGATGGCACAGGCGAACAAGGTGTTGATGTTAGCAAGTTCCCAGAAAGAGATAAATTAATAACTGGTCCAGGTGGCGAAAAAGGAGACGAGATACCAGCGATGTTATCTGACGGAGAATTTGTAACCAATGCAGCAGCAGTTAGAGGTATAGGGTTAATGATGGGAGCAGACCCAAACGACATGTATGAACAAAGAATGATGGGTGCAAAACAATTGTATGATCAACAAAAAATGAGTGAAGGTTTGGGGAGTATGATTTAATGAGTATATTTGATTTCTTACAAAGCAATACCAAATTAGGACCACCTGCTCAAGTATTGACTTTACCACAAACAAGTTTTCAACAAATATCTCCATATATAGAGGATTACAGTAGAAGAATATTAGCTTCATACTTTGGTGTGCCTGGCGAGTCACCTGGTATGATAGGTCAAAGATTAGATGTTCCAATAGAACAAACTGCTGGACTAACACCTTTACAACTACAATCTAGAGCCTTAACTCAAGGTTTAGGTGGATTTAGACCATATTTAGGCGAGGCAGAAAGACTTTTTGGCAAAAGAGAAGCTATAACAGATACAGCTTTACAAGCTTTACCATTTGCTGGTAGGGCTATGGGCAGAGGGTTAGGCACTTTATCTAGAGCAGAAATGAGTGGACTTGGTTCTTTAGGGCTTTTTGATCCACAAAGTTCTAGAGCATTCTTTAATCCTTTTGAAGAAGATGTAGTTCAACAAACCTTACAAGATGTTAGTGAAGGCTTGTCAAAATCCAGTATTGGTGCAAGTGACAGGGCTATATCTCGTGGTGCTTTCGGTGGTTCTAGGGCAAGGTTAGGACAAGAAGAATTAGCTAGACAGGCTGCTAGAGGGGCAACAGAAAGAATAGGAGCTTTAAGAAGTTCTGGATTTGCTGATGCTCAAAGACAAGCTATGAGCGCTTTTGAAAATGCTAGAAGAGCGCAACAAGGATTAGCTTCTTTACAATCTGGTATAGGCGCTCAACAAGCAGGTATTGGTCAACAGATAGCAGGATTGGGTCAAACTGCCGCAGGGCTAGGCGGTCAGTTTGGACAAATAGGAACTGGATTTGCTGGTCTAGGACAACAAGGTCAAAATCAATTAACCAACCAAATTAATTTAATGAACCAACTTGGCGGTCAAGGACAAGCAACTCAACAAGCAGCATTAACTAGACAGTTTGGCGCAGCTCAAAGAATGGCTGATATGCCATTCCAAAGACTAATGAGAGGACAACAGTTATTAACAGGCATGCCATTTGGACAATTTGGTGGCGGTACTCAAGCAACTGGTTATCAAAGAGAGGCTTTTCAACAACCTAGTGGAATTGCTCAAGGCATAGGTACTTTGGGTGGGCTTAACACATTATTCCCACAAATAGGAACTGGTATTGGTAACTTTCTAGGCGGTTTATTTGGAAACCAACAATCTGGAGGACAGACACCTCCTGTAGGCACTAATGTTGTAGGTGGACCACAACCATCAGGCATGGGAGGATCTTACGCATAATGAATGGCATAGCAGATTTTTTTAATTTAGAAAAAGATCCAAATCAATTTAATTTAAGGGATGTAACAGATTTTTTTGTTGACCCTAGTGATCCTTTGAGTATGGCACTTGCACCACTTTATTTCGCAGGTCCACTTGGTGCGGCAGCTAATAGAGGAATTATGGCTGCTAGGGGTGGGTACAAGGTTGGTAAAAATGTTTTAAATCCAGCCGTGTCATCTAACATGACAACTAATTACATGAGAAGTCTTCCAGAAAACATCATACAAGGTGGAGTTGATAATCAATTAAAATTATTAGGAACGGCTCTTACTGCTGACATACTTCTAGACCCAGAAGTTCAAGAAATTTTTATGGAAATACCACCAGATGAAAGACCTTTAGCAAGAGCAGAGGCAGAACAAATAATAGAAAAAGACATGTTAAAAGATATACCTTCTGATGCAAGTCTAACAGATTTAATGATGCCAACAGATATGGCAGAAGGTGGTATAGCTAAATTTTCCATTGGTTCTAGCATTAAAGGTGTTGTTAAAGGTGCTATAAATAAAGTTAAAGGTTTTTTTAAGAAAAAAGCAGATGATGCAAAACCTAAAACTGATAAACCCAAAACAAAAAGCACAGATGAATTTGAAGATCTTGATGTTAAAGTGGTTGGAAATAGAGTAATTACTCAAGACGGAAAATCTCTTAAGATTGACAGCCCACAAGGTAAGACAGTTTTAGAGGCTGCTAAACTAAGACGTAGAAGAGCGCTAGAAGCAGAAAGATTAAAACGTCAGGAAGAACTAAAAGGACCTGTTGAAAGAGGTTTAGAGAATGTTGTTTCTGGCACTGCTGGAGCAGCTAGAAATGTTGGCTCTAATGTTGGTAGATTTGTAGGGCCAAGAATTTCAGCTAATCCAATGACGGCTGGTCTTCTTGGAGCATTAGGAATAGGAGTGCCTGCTGGTTTAGCAATATCAAATTTACTATCTGGTGATGATGAAGATAAAGACGATGATGATGATCCAACACCAACACCAGCGCCAACACCAGCACCAGAAGTAACACAACCTCAACTTAATGCTTTTCAGCGTTATCAAAAATTATTATCAGAAAATCCAGACTTTGCTCGTGCGCAGTTAGCAGGATTTATGAACATGATGAAACCACAAGCAGGCATAGTTCCAATCAGCGCACCAGTTGCTTTTGTTGAAGGCATGTTAGGGGAAGAGGACAGGCAAAGAAAAGGTACGCCAGCAGAAATAAAAACATTACAGTTCTTGCAAGCTAATCCAGATTTAGCACAATTTTCTAAATCTTTGGGGGGTTCAAAAGCAGGATCAACAGCTGCTTTTGAATTAGCAAATAATCCACAATTTGCAATTTTTATTAAAAACCGACTTGGAACAATAACTGGAGACCCTGGTAAATTTGATATTTTAGCTAATGAAAAACAAGACCCTACTTTGTTGTATAAGTTAGCTATACTTCAGCAAACTGAGGGAGATGCAGCGCTTCTAGCAGAATTAACAAGATTAGACGATAAAGGACAACCTATATATAGTGTAAAAAAGAAGGATGATTAGTAATGCCTGCTGTAATTTTAGAAGATGGCTCAAGGGTATTTCTTGAAGAAGACACCCCAGAAGCAAGACAAGAAGCAAAAGAAGCATTAGCAAGAGGATCGCAAGAATATTCTTTTCTTGGTGATCTAGGTAGAGGTATAGGTGCAGGTCTTGTTTCTATCCCTCAAGGTTTAACTGAGCTTGGAACAACAGGTATAGATTTATTTTTTGACACCAATATTACAGATGATGTTAATGAGTATTTTGAAAGCTATAAACCCGAAGTCACAGGTAGTGCTGGTAAAACAGCACAATTCATAACTCAGTTTGGTGTTCCAGGATTATCCACAGTTGGCTTACTATCTAAAGCCAGTAAAGCAAAACAAATATTAGGCGCTAGTTTAGTTGACGGAGCAGTTGCTACAGATGATGTAACAACTATAGGTGATGTTATATTTGATAGTGAGTCTGATGAACAAAGACTAGAAAGACTTGATGGTTCAGAAAAAGCTAGTGCTAGACTACTAGAAAGATTAGGAGTTGTTAGCGAGACTGCTGGTATTATGTTAACTGCACCCGCAGCTTTAGGTTTTGTTGGTAAAAGTGCAGGTGTTTTATCAGATGCTGTTGCGCCTTTAGCTGTACCTGTAGTTAATATTGCAAGCAAAACGGCTGGTGGTCTTGGATCATTAGCTAATAAAGCTTTTGGCGATAGTCTTAGAAAAAACTTTACATTCACAGGTAGAAATCCAAACGAATTAGTGGCTCAATTATCAGCAGGCAAAACTGCTCAACTTGGATCTATTAAAGAAAATGTTGAGACTGTTTTTAATCAAGTACAAAATACAATAAATTTAAGCGTCAAGGGGAACAAACTAAATCAAACAGACGCTGAAGTTCTCGCACAAAATATCCAAGACTTTATTGCCCCTCAAAGCAAATTAGGTTTTACAAACCCAAGTTTAGCTGGTAAAGAACTAGCAGATGCAGCTAATGAGCTACAACAAAACGCTTTAAAAAATATAAAAAGTTTTGAAGGGACTGGTAACAAAATAGATTACAAAGCTTTAGGAATGAGTGAAGACGTTGCCATATCTAAATTATTAGAAGACGCTAGAGGTTCAGCAAATCTTTTAGAAGGAGAAATACTAAACTTATCAGCTAAACAAGGTGATGATAATTTAACCAAACTGTTTATTCCAGATGAGGTTAGATCTGCTATTGAATCCAACCAAGGTGTATATGGCGCTAGGTCCTATAAAGCTTATGTGGATTCAGCTAATTTTTCTGTTAGCAAAGAGCAAAGAGAAAGTGCAGTTAGAGAAATACAGTCAAAAATGGGCGTTTCTAAAACAGAAGCTGAAATGACTTTTGAAAACTTTTTGTCTGGTCCTGGAGCAAAAAATAAAGATATGTATAGTTTTGAAACTCCTGAAATGTTGCTAGAAGGATTAAAGTTTGGTTCTTTAAAAGGTAGAAAACTAAATGAGTTTCCAGAAGTTAGAAAAGCTTTAGGTGAAATAACAGGATATGGCGCAAAAGATTGGAAACAAGCTCTTAGAAATACAGCATTAGCATCACAAATAACTATGTCTAAGTTAGGCTCTTTGGTGGCTAAGTCAAAAATGTTTGATGATATTAGAATGTTAGATGAAAATGCAGCAGTTTATGGTAATCAAAAATTTTTAAAAGATTTTTCAAAGGATTTAGGAGTACCGCCAGATCAATTACAAAAGACATTTGTTAACCCAGAGGATGGACTCACTTACGTTAGATTTAATGAAGACGCTGGTGCTTTGAAAGGCTTATATGCAACAGAAACATTTCACAACTCTATCATGGGAGCAACAACAGATTTCTTAGCTAATGCCCCAGCTTTAGTAAGTCAAAGTTATAAAGGTCTATTAGCCTTAAAAGCTGGAACTCAGTATGGTAAAACTGTTTTATCTCCAACAACACAAATAAGAAACTTTACCTCTATACCATTCTTTTCTCTAATGAATGGAAACTTAGGGCCAAGTGGTAGATTTGTTGACTCAGTAAAAACTATCTTTGCTGGTCTAAGAGATCCAGGTTCTAGAGCTTTGAAAAAAGAAATAATAAAAGAGGGTAAAGACTACGGCATAATACAAAGAGGTGGCGCAACTTTGGATGAAATAAAAGCTTTAACCAGATATGCTGAAGAAGACTCGCCTTTCATACAAAAAATAACTCAAAGCGAATTTGCTAAAAAAGGTAAAAAATTAACAGGGATAGAGACTTTTGAAAAAGCTTATACCATGTCTGATGATACTGCTCGTTACTACAACTGGAATGCTGAACAAGCTAAGTTAGCAAGAGCCATAGAAAAGTCTGGTGCAGATGATGTCATCCCTGTAGGTTCAGCTAGAGCTAGTGTTGACCTAAAAGATTTAGTAAGACAAACAGACAAGGGTCCTGTTATTAGAGTGGGAGATTTAACAGGAGATAATTTAGATAAATTTTTAAAAGCAGAGGCAGCAGAAATAGCTTTGAACACAGTGCCAACATACTCTCGTGTTCCAGATGCAGTTAAAGCTATGAAATATTTTCCTTTGCTTGGTAACTTTATAGCATTCCCATCAGAGATAATAAGAAATACTTTTAATACTTTAGCTAGAGCTAGTAAAGAAATGGCTAGTGGTAACGCTGAGTTAGCTAAAATTGGTTCTAGAAGAATAGCTGGTGCTTTTACTGTAACAACAGGTTTACCTGTAGCCATAACCAATACAGCAAATGCGTTAACTGGAGTAGATCAAGAAAAAGTAGACGCCTATAAAAGATCTTTTGCTGCTCCTTGGGATAAAGCTTCTACACTAATACCTGTTGGTTCAGACGAAAATGGCAACCCAACTGGTTTTTATAACTTTAGTTACACAAACCCATACGACTATTTGCAAAGGCCAGTTAGAGCCTTGATGATGGAAATAGAAAAAGGCAATAGAAATGAGGCGTCTTTAATGGATGTAACTACTAGAGCTACTTTCTCAGCTTTTCAAGAATTATTTTCTCCATTTTATGAACCATCTTTAGGCATAAACTCCATACTACAAGCCTATAACGGAGAAACAGACACTGGAAGAAGAATATGGACAAACAGTGATAATAGTGGAGAGAAAGTTGTAAAAGGGCTTGTTCATATAATTGATGAAATAGCACCATCTGTTGCTCCATATAACATCTCAGTAGACCCTGGCTCTGGATTACCACTAGGTATTAGATTTGATCCAAAGGATATTGTTACAGCAACTAGCAGTATTTTTGGCGGGACAGATGGAAAGGGTGATGATAAATTAATTAATAGACAAGGCAGAAAAATTGACCCAGCAGAAACATTAGTTCAAGCATTTAGTGGATTAAAAGTTATAAAACCACAAATAGAAAAATCTTTAAGGTACAAAGGCTTTCAAACCAATGACATTATAAGAGATTCATCAAATCAATTTAATAGAGTTTTGCGGTCAGCAGATGAAAGATCAGCAGATGAATTTTTAAGGGCTTACATAAATGCAAATCAAGACAGATATAATGGACTAAGAGATTTATATACAGCCATAGAAGATGCTTATTCACTTGGTTTAGATTACAACCAAATAAATACTGAGTTAAAAAATTCAAAAGTAGCTAACAGAGATTTAGTTATGAAAAACTTATTTAAACCTATGGACTTAAATAAAGGTTTAATATCTCAAGCACTTTACTCTAATTATCAAAAAGCCAGGCAACCTGTTCCTGTTGAGGCGCTAGAGGTAGCAAGACAACAAATGTCTCAAGAATCATTAGTAGGAGCTTTAGATCCTGTTAACTTTATTCAACCTCAAGACGTATCACAACAACCTAGTCAAACTCAAGGTGGTGTTTTAAGAGATTTAGAACTTAGAAAACTACTAGGTATTTCTAACTAAAAAGGCACATCTTTATATTTATCTTCTTCTTCGATATTAGAAATGCTTTGTAAAGTTATTGGCCCAAAGTTTTTCATAGAACCTGTTTTCATTTCATTAAGATTATCAATAACAGACCTTGGATAATTATTGTTAACTATATGTATTAATTCTTTGCTCGAATAATTATTAGGTGTTTTCCCACTAATTTTCTCTGAACTATTAATGATAGTTATATCTTCGTGCTTATATTCCACACTACTATCAGTTTTATTTATGCAACGAGCAGAAATCAATTCTGGGACGAAGTTATGTCTAGGGCATGCTTTTAGTTGTCTTTCTACAGTTAAATTACGTTTGTGGCTATTACAGAACCAAGTTGGATCCTCGCCATCTGTTTTTGGTTGTGCAAATCTACAGTTGCGACAGTTAATGTTAGTAGGAAGTTTTTTACCCAGATATATGTCTTGTTGTTCTTTGGACATAAAAGACCTAATACGATAATCAGTTTCTGGTATTCTATTTTCTGGTGGTTCTTGTGACTCTACTATTCTTTTAGCTTTTTCTAAATATAAATCGTAAAGCTCTTCGTCAAAATCAATAATCTCGGTATATAAGTCAGAGTTATTTTTATTATAAACAATACTTATACATCTCTTTAATTTAAACATGCCCATATAAACATGGACTTGTGCTTTATATTCTTGAGACCAGTCACAATAACTACCTAGTTTTTTTAATTCACTAAATCTTCTGTCATTAGCAGTTTTAAATTCTAGTAAATAAGTTTCGTCAGGATTTAAGCCTGGTATATTTTTAGCCAAGCCATCTATATGTCCACTAACATGGCCACCAAAAGCTTTAGCTCCAAACTGTTTGCCATCTTTAGTCTTATCATATATTTTTGCGCCTTTAATCTTGCGCATTTTTTCTACTAAATGATCTTCTAATAAATTACCAAGGTCTAACAATCTAGAAACTCTAGGCTCTATATCTATAGGCATGGACCATCTGAAGATAAACCAAAGCATTCTGTCATTCTCAGAACCTATTTGACTGACTCCTAAGTAATGTCTTGGCGTAAACTTTTCTTTTTCTTCTAGATCATCAAAGGCTTTGTTAATGCTCATAGCTTTATAAGTTTATTCTCTTTGTTTCTAATACCGATAATGTTCTCATAACTGCCCTCTGTTCTCAAGACTACCTCTTGTATTGTATCAAATGCACCATTATTTATAAGTTCTGTTGCCATCCAAGGTTGTTTAGGGGCTGTCCACTCTGGAGCAATCTTACGCCAACGATTTACTGCCATGTTGTGAGCGTTAGGATGTCCAAACATAAGAGCCATCTTCTTGGCAAAGAACTCATCTTTTAAGGTAAATATTACACAACAATACTCATTGCCACTTTTAGACTTTTTAGTTACAGCAAATATATCAGAAACTCCTTTTACTCTTGGTTTTGATTTTGCTTTCTCGTCTGAAAGCACAGCTTGTTTTTGAGCTTTTGTTCTCTTAGCTGCCTTTCTTTCTTTAATGGTTACTAATGTTTTTGTTTTTGCAATAACAAATTTTGAATTACACTCAGAACATCTAGTGGCACTAGGACTGTTAACAGCATTACAAGTTGCACATATCTTGGGTCTGTAACGAGATGAGCTTTGTTCTGGCTTGACCTCATCTAAACATCCATGACGGGCAACATTCTCACCATAGTCTAGTAACAAACAGTTTTCTTTGCTTGGGTGTATACGCATACCTCTACCACACATTTGCACATACAATCCTGGACTTTCTGTTGGTCTAAGCAGTGCAATACAATCTGTTCTTGGAGCATCCCAACCCTCTGTTAAAACTCCGACATTGCACAAGGCATGGATCTTGCCATCTTCAAAGTCTTGCAGTATTTGTTCACGTTGTGCTTTTGGTGTTTCTCCTGTGACACATGCAGCAGCTATGCCTTGAGCCTGTAGAAAAGATGTCATTTTCAAAGCGTGTAGCACTGAAACACAAAAGAATACTGTAGCAGTTCTGCCCTTGGTATATGCTGACTCAAGCCAATCTGAAATTATTTCAGTAATAGTTTCATCAATCATGGCTACTTTTTCTAATTCTTTTTCTCTGAAGTCACCATTCTTAAATTTAAGCTTTACTTGACTGGCATCTATAATTGCATCTTCTTTTACTGCAAAAGCAGACAGCCTAGATAGAAAGCCTTTGTTAATTAGTTCTGGTATAGAAACAGAATAAGCAAGACCTTTGAAAAAATGATCTTTTCTACCACCATAAATAAGTCCTTGTCCCATTCTGTAGGGGGTAGCAGTACAACCCATGACACGCATAGGTTTAAGATGGGACAAGGCGCTTATTATTTTTTTGTATCTGGTAAAACCTTGAGGGGGTATGTTGTGGGCTTCATCAATAATCATATAGTCAAATGAACCAACTGCCTCTAATCTTTTAGGCGATGCTAAAGTGTCTCTACTTGCTATCAGTATTTGTGAGTCGGTATCAAATCTTTTCATACCAGCAGCCAAGACTCCAACAGGAGCTTTGGGCCATACTGATTTAAGTTTTTGTTCTGCTTGAGCTACTAATTCTTTTCTATGTGCCATAACCAAGAATCTAGCTTGAGGATTTTTTTGCAATACTTCCATAATGAAGTTACAAAATATAATTGTTTTACCAGCTGCTGTTGGCAAACATATCAAAGCATTGTCTCCTGGCTCTTTGGTATCAAACCATTTGTGCAAGGAGTCTACTGCTTGTCTTTGGTAGTATCTTAGTTTCAATGAATTGTATTTTCTTTTATATAGCCATCGGCATAAAAGTTGTTCAACATGTCATTTACATCTAGGTTTTCATTTTCCATTTTCTCTGTAATCAAGGCACTAACAGCGTGTACCACTTGGGTTGGGTTTTCAGAGTAATGAAATCCTATATCTAATGCAAAGCTCATCAAGGCTATGATCGAAGACTCAACATCTTGGCCATCAGCAACCCATTCGTCTAAACATTTTTGTAGGTCTTCAGTTACTCTGTCTACGCATGTAGCGTCCAGTGATTTTAGATAAGAACCTTTGGACTTTTTTAGTTTCATAGTCATAGTTTACATTTAATATTAAGTTTTTAGTATTATCCACCCTTTCTTCAAGATTAGATGGCATTATAGGATATGTCTTTTCAAGCTCTATTATAAGATCTGTCACAGACACTAACGTATTTTTTAAATCAATTTCTAAATCATCTTTAAACATATTTTCTCCAAGTCTTAGTGTGTTTTAGTGTGTTGAAAAATAAGGCATCTTTTTAAAGCCTTCTCGGAGTACACACTAAAACTAAGGCAGCACTAAGAAACTACCTGGAATACTTAACTCCGAGTTATTACTCGTCCCAATCAAAATCGTCATCATCAGCACTTTCAGAGTTATCTGATTTTTTCTCTGTCTTTGCTGGCTTCTTACTAGCAACCTTTGTCTCACTAGGGATATATGACGCTATCCTGTTTGAGTCTTCGTATTTAGTTCCATCATCCTTCTCAGTACCAGGCTCCACTTTAACTTTCGCTAAGAATGAAACATTCATCATGGATTCTAATTCTTCCATACCAAAAGCATTAACATTTGGATCTAGTCCCATAGACCTTCTCCACTGTCTAAGCTTTTGTGTAGAAATATTTAGACCATTACCTTCGAGCATAAAATGCTCCCAGATTTTTCGTCCTGAAAAATTAGGTCCAACGACATCGAACTCTACTTTAATCATTCGATTGCCACTGGCTTTACTCTGCGTGTGTTGCCAGGTGCTACCCTGCAACTCATATTCACCTGCTGGCATAGCACCAATAGGAGAATCATCATCTTCGACATTAGTCAAATCCAAGTTAAAATCTTGGCTCATAATATTTATCCTTCCTTAATCTTTTTTAAAGATTGTTTAAATGCTGCAAGAAACGCAGACCAATCTAGGTCTATAGGCATAGCGCCTAAATCCACTCTAGATTTTGCATCAAATGCTGCCGTAAATTTATGAAACAACTTACGCTTGCCATAAGACACAGCACGAGTTGTTTCTTTAAACCCTTGTCCACTTGTACGAGTTGATACCTCGTAGTTTGCAAACAAGTTAAAGTCAACCCACTCACGAATCAAAGCCGAAACTTTTTTGTGGGTGTTCATTTCCCAACGATCATAAGGCTCACGCTCTGGGTCGTTGAATGTTCTTATTGCTACATGAGATAAAAGGACTATGTGCATCTTCTTTTTATCTTGTAGAGCATCAAATAAACGTAGTAGTTTGTGAAACAATTCGGCTGCCTCAACAAACCCCTTGCCAAAACCTATGGCTTCGATAGATTTTACTGAATGGTTTTGACAAACTTTTTCATGTATAAGTTTCTCTGCCCAATCAGTTGTATCGAACACTAAAGTTTTGTATTCATGTTCATCTTCATAAAGGCTTTGTACTTGCTTTACTATTTCATCGTAAGACTTGCACAAAGGAAAAGAATCAACATCTAAAAACTTAGTGCCGTCCTCTGTCTTAATAAAGATTGGTTTTGGTGCTTTAGATGCAAAGGTAGTTTTACCTATGCCGTCAGTTCCTGAAACATTTATTTTCAGTGCAGGGACTTTTAGTCCTGATTGAACGCTTTGTAGTAGACTCATATTAATTTCTCCTCTTTGATTTTTTCAATACCCTTTTCCATTATAGTTCTAATGGCATCAGATCTTGTCATCTTAAAAGTTACACCATATTTATTAGTAACAGCAGACTCGTCTACTAACTTGTCTGCAAATTCTAGGTGTTCATACGGAAATCTGTAGCCAATGCTATCAGATAGTTTTGTTTTTGATTTAATCATTTCTGTTTAGTTGGCTCTACAAAAGATATGTAAGGTCTTTCATTTATTCTGGTTTGCAAACCCTCTTGCACCTTATTATAAATGTCTGGGTTGTTATCTATCAAAGAGGCAATCTTCTTTGTGTCCTCAACATATTCTGTTCTAAATGGAAACAAGTCCTCTGGCACATCTGATTTGATTTTATTTATATGCTCTTGATCCCAAGACCTAGTAACACGATACTGAACTCTCAAGTCTAAAGGTATTAGGCCATCGAGCTTAACTCTTTTAGATCCACCTGACTCATTCAAGTCACCGATAGTTCTTAAAACTTCTTGACGAGTAGCGAGTTCTCTATCGAGAGCCTCACTCTCTTTTCGTAGTTCGGCTTGCTTAGATAAATTTTTCTTTTTCATCTTCAGCAGGTCGATAAAATTTTTATTAGATAATTTTATATCTTCCATAATAATCTCCAAAATGTGGTGGTAAGACATGTCCAACCTTCAAGGAGGGTTTAAGTTGGAATAAAGAAAACAACTTAAACATGCAACTCTTTATCGCTTTCAAATAATAAAGTGTTGGGCTGTCTCTTGACACCCTGGCTTTTTAAACTGGTAGAACAAAAAACACTTTGTCAAGAGTGTTGGATAACAGCAATATTACTAGCCTTACCTCAACCACTATTAAATTATAAAAATAAAAATAACTTTTTGTCAACAATTTATTTACTTAATGTAAAAAACATTTAATATAGAAAACTATGAAACTTAAAGAATATATTCAAAAAGTGGGAGAGCAGGAGTTAGCCGATAAAATGAACGTGTCAAAAAATACTATTATTTCTTGGCGATATGGTGCAAGACAACCTTCAGTTAAACAAGCAAAAAAACTCATTAGCATGACAGGACGTGCTTTAGATTGGGAAGATATTTATGGTCCAGTAAATTTACAAAAAGATCCTGTCGCAGTGAGTGATGAGCTATAAAGAAGACGACAAGCCTAAAGATTTAATAAAAAAATATTGGGCTGATGGATGTCATTTAATCCCTTGTGGGTCTACCAGAGACCCCATTCCAGAGTACTTTCGTAAGAAACACCCCTTTGAAGATGATTTTGGCTTGGCTCGTAAATGGGCTAAGACCCCAAGAGTAAAGTGGTCTGAATATATAAAAAGAAAACCAAACAAATCAGACATAACTAATTGGTATCAAAAGTTCCCTAACTGTAATTGGGCTGCCATCACAGGTATAAACTTTGTAGTCTTGGACGCTGATACTTATGACGCTTGTATGTTCGTAGAGGAGTCTGGCATAACAAAAACACCCATGAAACAAAAGACACCTAGAGGTGGGTATCACTATTTCTACTCTATATCAGATCATATTATAAAGAACACAACAGGTAGACTAGATGTAAGGGGACAGGGTGGCTATGTCATGATGCAACCATCTAATGATTATGAGCTTGAACTAGATGAAGAGATAAGTTCTTTCAGCGATTTACCTAAACTTTCCATGCAAGATATAAATAGTATTTACGACTACAACAACAAGGGCAAGGTATCAAAAGAGAACTCAACGATACTAACAACTGACGGAGTTGGCGAGGGACAGAGGAACGATACCTTGGCTAGATTAGTTGGCAAATGGATAAGAGAGGGTTGGGGTTTGCGTGAAGTAATTATAAAAGCTTTGGACTGGAATCAAACAAACAAACCACCTATGCAACTAGAAGAAGTTATGCAAACAGTAAACAGTATCTGTTCAGGACACTTGCGAAGAAACCCAGATGACCTTGATGCAGGTATACACAAATGGAAAACAAGTGAGTGGCAGATAAAACTAGCAGACGAACTAAAAGAAATAATGGATCAAGAAGACCCCATTGATCAACAAAAGAAAACAGAAACACAAAAAGACCCACTAGGCTTAAAACCTTTCAACAATGATTTTTGGGAAGGTATGGACGCAGGTAGAATAGAACAGTATTGGGGTGATTGTTTCATCTTCCAGGAGTCTAGGGTGTTGTTGGTTGGTAAACCTAAAATAGGAAAGTCACATTGGCTTGGGGCTTTCGCTGCCGCTGCCACAACAGGTACAGAGTTTATGGGCAAACAGTTTTCTCGTCCCTTGAAAGTGATGTGGCTACAAGCAGAAATCATACATGAGTTTCTAAAGAACAGAGTAGATATGTATTACCAACCTTTTGAACACGATGAAGAACTTTTACAACTTGGTAAATCAAACTTAATAGCATCAGGCAGACTGAGAAAAAATATCATGAGAGATGCAGACATGGATGACATAGCACAGAGTATTGATTATCACAAACCAGACTTGCTTATGATTGACCCAATAATTAATTTTTTTAGTGGGGAAGAAAACTCAAACCAAGAAGTACATGAGATGTTATCTCGTGTTGATAAACTTATAGAAATGTTCAAAGTTGCTTGTATCATTGCACACCACACTGGGAAAGAAAGAGCAGACGACTTAACTTTTATGTCTGCAAGAGGTGGCTCTGCCTTCGCAGGTTGGATGGACTCTGGTATAAAACTTTTAGGCACAAAACCAAACATTACATTATTTTATGAAGCTCGAAATGCCAAAGAGCCAGAACAACATAACGCATACTTTGATTACCAAGAAGGTTGTTTCAAGATGGTGCAACCAAAAGAAGGTCCAGACGAAGTAGCTATAGCAAAGGTGGTAGCAAAGGCTATGGACAAACATAAGTTCTACACAAGACAAGACTTAGAGATATTAGCAAGACAGGCATTGAAAGAAGCAGATCAAGCTAGTGGTGAGAGAGCAGGTAGATATGCAGTAAGTTATGTCACAAAATATTTAGGGCATGTTGTAAAAGTTTACCAACAGCCAGGCAAGAACACATGGTATTTCTTGGCAGAGAATAAGGCCAAAAGACCTTGGGAAGATAAATGAAGATAGACAAAAAAGCTTTTAAGGAATCTGTAACAGACACAATGTTGGGACTAGCAATAAACTTTCCTATGGTTTACATAACTCTAAGTATCTGTTTACTTTTTACTACAGACGCTTTTGTTATAACAGTAGTGCAAACGATAGTCATAACTATCATTGCTATAATAAGAAGATATGCTACAAGATTATGGTTTAAACAAAGGAATGGCGATTAAGGTATTAAGTTTATTTGATGGTATGAGTTGTGGGCAGATAGCCCTAGATCAATTAGGTATAGAGGTTGACACTTACTATGCAAGTGAAATAGATAAGTATGCTATCGAGATAACACAAAAAAATTTTCCCGAAACAATACAAGTTGGTGACATTACAAAACTAGATCCTAAAGATTTCGCAGACGTAGATTTAATTATGGGTGGTAGTCCGTGTCAAGGTTTTAGTTTTGCAGGCAAACAATTAGCATTTGATGACCCAAGGTCTGCATTGTTTTTTGAGTTTATTCGCATGCTCAAAGCAATCAAGCCTAAGTATTTTTTATTAGAGAATGTCAGAATGAAGAAAGAGTTTGTAGATATTATTTCACAGCAAGTATCAGAGTGTTATCCAGAGATTACTTTTGGCATACAACCTATTTTGATAAATTCTTCTCTTCTTTCCGCCCAATCGAGGCAGAGGTTTTATTGGACAAATATTCCAAATATAAAACAACCAGAAGAGAGAGGTATTGTACTAAGAGATATATTAGAAAATGATGTGGACAACGAATTTTATCATGGTAAGAAATCAATAGAATATATGGAAAGAGGCAATGATAAATGGCAACAAGCAGGAGCAAGAAGAGCAGATAGATACGAGCAAACAGCAGATAAGAAAAAGTCTTTTACCATAACAGAAAACTGGCACAAAGGAGTGCCATATAATTATTTTAAAGAAACCAAACCAAAACAAGTTGGTAGTATTAAAGATGGTGGACAAGGTAATAGAATATACTCACAAGATGGTAAATCTTCTACTCTATCCTCACAATCGGGTGGTACTGCTGGCGTGGGTAATGCTTTGGTTGAAACCAAACCAAAACAAGTTGGCATAGCTGCCGACATAAGTGGTCACGATATTTTAAAAAGAGTTTATAGCCCAGAAGGTAAATCTCCGACATTAAATACTATGGGTGGTGGTAACAGAGAGCCGAAGGTAGTAACAGGTGGTGCTTTTCGTGGTAGAGCTTACGATAAAGATGGTAAGCGCATGGATCGTGATGGTAGCTCAGTTGCTAATAAAACTAAACAAATGCTAGAACTACGCAAGGATGATAAATCAAATGCCATCACGACAGTTGGCAAGGATAGTGTGGTAGTTGATGAAGAGTTAACCTGGAGAAAACTAACACCTCTTGAATGTGAAAGATTACAGACTGTGCCAGACAACTATACAGATGGTGTTAGCAATACTCAAAGATACAAGATGCTTGGCAATGGTTGGACAGTTGAGGTTATTAAACACATATTAGGTGAAATCAAATGATACTTTACAAAGAGATTGACCTTGACAAGTCTTGGCGAGAAGATTGTAAAATTAGATCTAAAGTAGATGAGTGTTGGATAAAGAGAGAGCAATATAGAAACATGTTTGAGAATGCTATAGATATGTATTTGGCGACAGGTGCAAAAACAAAACTGATACATATTCCTGATTGGATTTATGAGAGTGTAAATAGGGAGATAACATAATGCCTAAAAAAACTAAGTTTGGTTTGAGCAATGCTCATGTGCCTGTATGTGGTGTCAGGGGTAAGAAGACTTCACAAGGCAGAGGTAATCTTGGGACTTCAACCATGAACAAAAACATGAGACGCAGTTATAAAAAATACAAAGGACAAGGTAGATGATTGCTTTCCCTAACAAAAAATATAAAACAATATATGCAGACCCACCCTGGAGAGAGCAAGGCGGAGGGAAAATAAAACGTGGTGCAGACAGACACTACCCACTTATGAAAACTAAAGACATCAAAGCTTTGCCTGTAAAAGACATAGCTGATGATGATTGTTGGTTGTTTCTCTGGGTGACTAATAACTTTTTAAAAGATGGACTAGAGGTCATGGAGGAGTGGGGTTTTAGATATGTGACTAATTTTGTGTGGACTAAAGAAAGATTTGGCATTGGTTATTATTTTAGAGGGCAACATGAACTTTGTTTGTTCGGTGTTAAGGGCAATCTTAAACCTATCAAAAGAAATGTTAGTAGTGTCTTGTTTGGGCCAACGACTAGACACTCGCAAAAACCTAGCCTAGCAAGAACAAAGATCAAAGAAATGAGCCATGGTCCTAGAATAGAATTGTTTGCTAGAGAAGAAACAGAAGGTTGGGACGTGTGGGGCAACGAGGTATGAAACAAATAAGTATAGACTTTGGTATCGAAATGCCTAGAACAGTAGAGCCAGATAAGGACAAAGTGCTGATAGTTAATTTTAGCGGAGGCAGGACTTCGGGCTATCTAACTCATAGACTGTTGCAAGAAAAACATTTGTGGAAAGATATGTTTGTCATCTTTGCTAACACAGGACAAGAACATGAAAAAACTTTGGAGTTTATTAATAAGTGTGATGAACACTTTAA